CGATGAAGAGTGACTTTTGCGTGACCCCCGCTTTCAGAACGCCCGAGGTCTTCACCGTGATGGCCGTCGCCGACGCCGGAATGGCTTGGAGCAGGCCCGGCGTCTGAAGCGTGATGGTCCCGCCGTTCGCGACGTTTGTATCACCAACAGCCACCTTGTAGGGCGTAGTGTCGCCCGCAAACGTGATCGTGTCGTTATCAAGGATGGTGCCCGTTCCGGCAACGGCGAGGGTAATCGCCGTGGCACCGATCGCATAGCCCGCGGCATCGGTCGTCGCGCCGGCCGCCGTGCCGTTTGTCGCAACCCATGCCGAGAACATCAGGCTCTCGAGCAGCGTGTCCACATTGCCGTACGCAAGCTCGAAGTTGATGTCGCCGCCGACCTGCTTGTTGCCGTGGCGCGAGAATTCGATCTGCCTGTCGGCGCGGATCTCCGCACTGGTGAAGCTCTCCTTGCTGAGTCCAAGCGTCGTGCCCGTATTGCGGAGAAGCGTCGTGGTCGGGCCGCCGGGGGTGACCCCGAAGGTGACCTCCGTCCCAAAAGCCATCTCGTGCCGGGAACCTTGTGCGAATGCCATAGTGCTTGCCTCCTCAGGCTGGGTTGAGAGTATCGACGAACCAAGGCACAATCACGGGAAGCCGGGTCCACCCGTCGTCCGGGATCGATTGAGCGGTACGCGGTGGGCTGGTCCGTACCGTGAGCCCATTTCCTGTAATGGCCGTGCCTCGCTTGAAGTGTGCCACCAACTGGGAGGCGATTTCAGCCGGAGCGATGATCCCTCCGCCGCTGCGCTGCACCACGTCGATTTGCAGCAGCCCCCGATGGCGGTTGTACCCATCCGACCCGAGAGAGACCTGATCAACCGTGCTTGGTATGACCGCAACTTCCAGGTAGCTGTCGACCGGCGTGAACGCAACATCCGGCCACGCGATGGGCAGCGTCGTCGCGAACGTGCGCACACGATCAAGCAGTGCATCCAGGATCCCCGCTTCGATGCCCGTAACGGTCACAGGACGCCCCTCGCTGCCGCCTCGCGCGCGTTGCGCGTAACAATGTCCTGCCACTGCTGGGCGGCAAGATCGACCCACATACGCCCTCTCCGGCCGCGTGCGCCGAAGTGCACGGCGGAAGCGTAGTTGGCTGTCCAGACCCCAAGAACCCTGCCGCCGAGCGGCACACCGGCAATCGCGAGCACGTAACTATCAGCTCCCTCGAAGATCGCGCCACCATCACGGCCCGTAAGCAAGGAGGACCGCAGGGTACCAGTGTCAACGGGCATGTTTCCCCCAGCTGCAACCGGGCGCTGAGCGACGGAGAACACTTCCTGCGCCGACTGCTTGAAAACAGCCTCCACGCGCGCCTCAGACTTCCTCGTCCACGCGTCGATCTGCGCTGTGAAGCTGGCCATAACTACCCTCCACCGGGCGCTGGGCGGGGCGTGCCCGCGGGCGGCTTGTTCCCGAGGTAGTCGATGCGGGTCTCAACCCAGCACCGGCAGTTGATGATCTCCTCGGGCGGGCCCAAAGGATCGCCCGGGAAGCGTAGCCCGATCGAAAACATCTCGTCCAGCCCCACGGTCTCGCCATCGATGCCCGCGTGCGAATCGCGGACTCGCGCATCCGACGCAGTCCGCCAGGTCCGCCGCACCTGCTCTGGCTGGACCCCGCCCGTGTCCGTCAGCTGACGCAGCGCCTCCTCCTGACCGCCATGCATCGCGGAGAGAGTCTCTGTGCGCGCGATGTTGTCGCCGCGCAGCTTTAGGAGACGGTCAGAGTACCGCATCGCAATCCGGTCAGCATCGGCAGCGCTGACGGGCTTGCCGTCCTTGATGGCCCGGTTGACGATCCCATCCAGGCGGGCGTCGCGTCGCGTACGCTTGAGGTACTGCGCCATGCGAACAGGTTCGCCGCTCAGAAGATCCTCCTTCGCGCGCATCACGAACCCGGTCTGCTGACTGGTCAGCCCCAGGATACCCCCCTCCCGCCTGCCCGTGACTCTGTTGATACGACCGACGATGCCCAGGGCTGTTGAGCGCGGATTCTGCCCCAGACGCAACCCCTCGCGGAGGACAGTGCGCACAGACATTTGTTGGTCGACCAGTATCTCCGTGATGCGGGTTGAGCTCAAGTCCCGCAACCAGTTCTCGCCCCGCAGATTGCGCCCATCGAAGCGGATCGCAAGTCCAACGCCGTTGGCAGCAACAATGGGCGGCAGTTCGATCATGGCATTCCGCCCCCCCTCGATGAACGCATTGCGGAGCGCATCATCGAGGGGGGAAAAGAACTCTCTCTTCAGGTTCAGGAGCGCAAGCGCATCCTCGACACGTCCCGCTTCGATTGCCTCTATCACCTTGCCAAGCTGGACGGCGGACTTCAGATCTTGGATTGACCGAAGGAATGCCGTCCGCGTCCTTGGTTCGAGTGCGGCGATTACTCGGTCTATCCTTGCCACTTAGCTTTCCAGTGCCAACTCATACAATATCACCACGTCCCCCGGCTGCAGGGGGCTGACCTTGGTGATCTTGTATTCCTTCATTTCCTCGGGGAAGGTTGCTTGGCCTAGCATCACGGTATCGTGGTCCGTAGGCACGACGAACTCCATCCCCCCGGTGCTCACCAGCAGGCGGTGGCCTTCTGACGTCACCAGCTTGCCCTCGGCATTACGTACGTCCGCCTGGAGCTCCACTACAGTGATCGGCCAGTCGCGGGGAGTCGACTGCGTCAGGTTGTATGGGTCGCCAGTGACCGGTCCCGCGCGCCGGAGATATGCACGCTTGCCGAAGCGATTGATCAGCCGTCGCGCCGTAGCCTCCGGCTTGCTGTAGTTAAACCCAGTCATGCCCGCTCCAGCAGAATGACCCCATCGCTTCGGGCGCCGATGATTGGTCCGAGAATGCCCTCAACCGCGGGGAGGTCCGGCTGTGAAGCGCCGAGCCCCGGGGCGTCGGCGAATGTCGTCGAAATTGGACCGACCGTCTCGCTCAGGACCCGCTGCGCCGCGAGGTAGTCGGGGAGCAGAGATCCCGGGGTGACGAGTTCGCGCAGCGCAGCCTCGATCTGCGCATTCTTGACCTCGATCGGTATCTCTGATGTGGACAAGGGAATGCCCTCGCTGTCCACAGCGTCGAGCCTGGGCCAGTCCCGCGCCTGTGCGCGGCCGTTGGTGCGGATACCCGGCCACCTCGCCCTGTAGCGCCCCTCCAGCCACTGCACCGCTCGGCGCAGCGCCGCCTCCTTCAGCGTATCGGCGCCCATCCAGGTAGTGACGCCCCGCGCCAAGTGATACGCGTCAGCTTCTGCAAGCGTCGCGTAGCTGTCGGCAGCCGGATCACCAGGCGTCGTGTTCAGGGCCATAGTTTACGTCCTTCTGCGCTTCCGGCGAGAACCAATCACCGGCGAAGCGTCATCGTCGTCGGGCTCGTCGTCGCTCTCAAGCTCGTCGAAGCGCGTATGAACGTTTGGATCGAAGTCGCTCTCGTTGATCAGTACCCCGCCGGGGTTGTGGGGTGACTTGACGAGAATGGTTGGAACCTGAGCCATGGGGTTTCCTTTGCTGTTGTTTCATGGGGCGGGTCAGCCGAAGCCACCCCGCCCCATCACTGCCGAGCCCGGAAGATTAGCCCAGCAGAAGGCCGATGTGGCGAGGCTGCGTGGCCTTGACACCCCAGGCCAGCGCGACCTCGTAGCGGACCTTACGATAGCCGCCGTAGATGGCGAAATCGAACGTCAAGCCCGAACGCGGGTCGGTCAGTGCCATGCGGTCCAGTGCCAGATCCCCCTCGCGCGGGAGTGCAGGCTGGCGCGCCACCAGCTGGATCGCCCTGCGATAGAAGGCGACGTTGCTGGTGTGATTCGCCACGACCGTGATGGCCGTCGCTGACGCCGGGATCGCTTCACGCAGACCCGGCGACTGGATGACGACCGTGCCGGCATCGGTGACGTTAGAGTCCCCCGTCACGACCACGTACTGGTTCGTATCGCCCGCGAAGGTGATGACGTCGCCGGCCACGATGGTGCCGGTACCCGCCGCCGCCAGTGTGATGGTCGTGGCGCCCACGGCATAGCCCGCGGCATCGGTCGTCGCGCCGGCCGCCGTGCCCTTCGTGTGGGACTGACCCTGCCCGGTCTCGCGCACCGCCACACCATGCGGGTTGACGAGAACGCCCTGCTGGTTGACCGGAGTGGTCGACCAGTCGCGGTCGGTGTTGATGCCGTACAGCGTGCGCAGAGCGGCGCCCGCAGTCGTGTCCAGCACCAGATTCAGGTCCGACAGCGGCGCGCCGTTGTCGACCAGGATCTTCCGAACGTCGGAGATACCCGCCGTGTTGGTCGCGAAGGGCGTGGTGCCCGCCGCGCCGGCAGCCCGGGAGGCCGCCGCTGCCGCCGCAACAGCGATGTCGGTCTCGACCTCGTTCACCAGGACGCGGAGAGCTTCCGCCACCATGTCGCCCTGAACGGTGCCGAAGCCCGAACCGTTGTCGAGACCGAGCTGCTCCTCGCCCACGAAACCGAACTCGGCCGCCTTCGCCTTGGTGATAACCACGGTGTCCGAGCCGATCGTCTGGTCGGTAGGCTCCGGGATCGCCATCGCCGGGGCGATGTTGGCGGAGGTTGCCGCCGGGGCGATGTGGTAGCGCACAGCCTGACCGACAGCGGCCCGCTCTGCAGTGGAGTCTCGCGCGACCGCCGGAATGAAACCGGTGAGCTCGCGCGAGACCGTGTTGAGACCCGCGAACAGGTCGGGGATCAGGTTCGTTAGCGTGTTTGGCATGTCATGGTTCCTCGATTGGGTTTAAAGTCAGGCGCGAATGCGCAGT